TGTTTCCTGACCTAACTCATTTAACAACTTAAGGAACTCGTCGCAACCGTTTGAATCCAACGAAGCATCAAATACTTCGTCCAGGATCAGAAGGTTAGTATTCGTTGAGTTCTTCATCTTTGCAATGGATCTCCACGTAAGAAGCAACGAAAGATCAATGCGCATCTTTTCACCTTCGCTAAACGAAGAATAACTAAACTTATCACGATGCCTTGACTTAATCGTTTCTTCAAAGTTTTCATCGAGCTCAAAACTTACAAAGAATTCCATCGCGGCCAAATATTTATTAACTAACTTGTTCATCACCGGTATGTACTGACGTACAATCTGTGTCTTGATTCCTTTGTCACGTAACATTTCATACGCAACATCAAGCAGTTCTTTCTCGTTGATATGATCCTTTCTCTTTTTCTCAAGAGCATCAATGGCCTTCTTCATATCCTTAAGTTTTTTATTCTCAGCCTTTAGATCCGTACTGTCCGATACTTCAGTATCGATGTTTTCTCTGATCTGTCTTATGTATTTGTTCAGAGAAGAGATTTGGTTATTGTCATCGGTTACCTTTGTAAGGTACTCTTGAATCTCCTTATTTACTTCTCCAATATCAAGAAGGCGTTGGTTTTCTTTATCGAGTTCTACCTGAAGTTTATCAAGAGCATCGGTAACTTCGTCGACCTTATTATTTCCTTCTGTGATCTTTGTAGTTTTAATCGTTTCATTAATATCTTGATCACATGTAGGACATATATCGTTATCCTCAAAGAACTTAATGTCTCTTTTGATCTTCTTGATCTTATCGTCAAACTTTGTCTCGATCTTCAGTATGTCTTGTAATTTTTTGTGTACGGATTCTTCATCGATAATAGAATCCCGCAGTCCGCTGACCTTTGAGTTGTTAGACTCGATAGAAAGCTCAAGCCGACTTATCGATGATTCCGACTTTTCAACCTCAGACATAAGGTTAGCAATACGTTCACGGTTCTTTGTCTCAATCTCGTGAATGTAGTTTTCGTGAAGGTTTAACTTTTCATCTTCTACCATTAGAGCATTCTTAACGTCAGTAACCTTAAGCTTGTTATCCGCAAGACGTTCCTTAAGTAGAGCATTCATTGTCGTAAAGATCTTAATGTCGAGAAGATCCTCAATGATATCACGACGTAGGTGAGCAGGCAACTGCATGAACGGAATGAATGTTGATGATCCGAGTATGACGATCTGTGTAAAGGAATTATAGTTGAGCTTGAGAATGTTCTGTTCTAAATGAGTCTGATACTCACGGCGGGACGCAGTCTGATTGAGAAGATTTCCGTCCTTGTATATCTCAAACTTCTTTGGCTTTTCTCCACGAATAACTTTGTACACGTTCGATCCGATCGTAAAGTTAACCTCGCACATCAGTCCTTTATTATTGACTGAGTTAATGAGCTGTGGAATATTGATCTTTCGGAAAGGTCTACCGAATAAGGAAAAGCATAGCCCATCGAGCATGGTCGACTTACCGGCTCCGTTTTCACCTATGACAAGTGTATTAGGACTTCTATCTAGTTGTATCTCAGTCCAAGTATTTCCGGATGACAGAAAGTTCTGCCACCGAACATTATGAAATTGTATCATTAAACTTCCAGGTTCTGTGCCTCAGTGTATAGATTAGCAAACAGCCGGTTAAGCTCTGATTTATCTACGTTAGTATTAAGTTGATCCACATACTTATATAACGACGTCAATGTATCTTCCGCCGCGCTAATAATCTCTTCCTCAGTCTGTAGATCTGCATTCTTGTTATCATCAACGATAGAAACGTTTGCAGGGTTTGCTTTGTATAGATTATCCAGTACAATATCGAACCAGTACGGATTGCTTTTGTTCTGTACGATAACTTTAACGTAGGTATCTGTATATGAGTCAAAATCAAAACTTTCCAAAAACTTTTCCAAGACCATATCGGTATCATCGTACCAAATCTTAT